AAGTGATATGCGGTCTTTTAACATTTCACTTTCTTTTAATTCAGAAAAATGACCGTCTTGTAAAAAGTCATAGTTTAAGTGTGATAGTATGATAGGCCAATCATCATCTGAAATTACACCCTTTAATACCAGTTGTGTTCTTAATATGTCATTAAATAACTCTGTAAATTTCTTTCTTAATCTTTGTACAAACTTTGTAAACTTTAATTCATCTCTACTAATCTCTGCGGCTCTTCCAAGATTAAATCCTGTCGATGCCTCCAGTCTTGTAATTGGTACGTTTAAAGAACGATATAATTTCTTTTGAAAATACTCTATGTCTGCAGTCTCGCCTAAATTTTGACCACCAGGTAATGTAGTAATCTCTGTACCTCTTCCGCCTTCTCTACGTGGTAACCAATAGTCTTCTAACATATTCATATAGTTTCGGTCATCACGTATCTCGCCCGTTGCCGCGTCATAGACAAGTTTATTTCTATAACGAGCCATTACATCTCGTAAATATTGTTCTGCCTTTATCTTTGGTAGATTACCTACATCTATATAAAAAATTCTTCTTTCTGGTGCTCTTGCGATACGATAGATAACCACAGCGTCTTCTATCATACGTAATTGATTTACTGACTTAATCGCTTTGTGTAAATATGATAAGACTAAATTTTTATTTTGGTCTACTAGGCCAGAGTTACAGTATGCGATTGTGTCTAAAGCAATACGTACACCTTGACCAGAGGTACCACCAGATACACCTCTTTCATTAAACATATAGTATTCTTCAAACTCGCTAATGATTTCAAGTGTCGCTGTACTTCTTTGTTTTTTTACTTCTCTTACTTTTTTAATCTTTCTTGGGTCAATATATTTTAATTCTGTAATACCATTTTTTGGATTATCTCTATCAATTACTTTTTGATAAAACATACGACCATCTACATACCATCTTCGAAAGATGTCGTGTCCCTTTGTATTAAAATTCATTAAACGTAAGATGTGTTTAAATTCATCTTCAATTCTTCTTCTTACTTCTTTACCAAACGGTAGATTTGTAAGGTCAACTTGTACTGATTCTTTTGTTTCGTTTACTACGATGGCCTCATTTACGATATCGTCTATCGCTGTATCGCATTCTGGGTGTAGTGAAATTTCTCTATATCTTCGTATTAGGTCGGCCTCGTTCTTTGCCGTTCCCTCTAAATCAAGGTATTGTCCAAAATAACCACCGGCAGAGGCGACGGTTGTTGCACCGTCGTCCGCCACTGGTATACTAAAACTTTGTTTTGGGTCTTGCTCTTTCTTAACTCGGGTTATTGAAAACCCAAATAGTTCTGCCATAATTTATTCCTCAATACTACTTATATGTGTTATTAAGTAGTAGTATTTGTTTCAAAAAACTGATAAGCAAATGTGACTGCAAATTCTTCAAGTGCATCCACAGTATCATAACTTAAAGGTATCTCAGCAATTGAGTTTGGATAAACACCTCTTAAAGTATATGATTTAATCGTATTACCGTTTCTGTCAAGGTGGTCAACAAAAGCGTCAACTTGATAATCCGCTGGATTTGTTAATCCCTCGTTATCTGACATATTGTTGATACCATTCTGCCATCTTTCAAAAGCATTTCTGAGTTTGAAATTTGTGTCATTGATTACAGTGACATTCCAATCGGCAAACGTTCTGTCTCCCGCTATCTTAATATCACGACCTCTAAATTTAACATTGACCGTACCGATAGTAAGAGCAGGTATTACTGTAGCCTTACATAAGAATGCAAGTTCTTCTATTTCTCCACCAACTTGAGCGTAACCAGGAAAAGGCATAATTACCTTAAACTGATTGGCACGAGCGCCACCGCCAGCAAGTTTAGCTTTGAAGTCTGTTATATTCGCCATTTTTTATTCTCCTATTCTAATCTTAGCCAGCCACTTCCTCAAAGGAAACGCCAGTTCTGGTTGCTATAAATGATAATGTAATGAAGTTGATACTTCTAGCAGGTTTGATAAAGATTTCTGCTACAAATTCATTTCTATCAATTACATCACCTGTGTTGTTTGTTTCATCACATACTACTAAAAAGTCTGTGATACCACGTCTTCCCTGTACCTCTCGTAAGAATGGTTCAACGATATTTCTAAAGTTTGCTCTAGTAAACTCGTCATTAAATTCAAACAATTGGAATTTAGAAGCCGTAGAGATTGCTTTTTCTAGTGTGATAAACAATCTTCGTACATTGATTCTATCAAACGCAGATGGAGCGCTTAATCCAGTCTTGTCACCAAATAGAACAGTACCTTGTCCAGGGAAAGTTACCACTGGATTAATTCTGTTTCTATATAGGTCATCTCTTTGAGATTTATTTGGATTGAACGCAAGTTTTACTGCGCCTCGAATGTTACCTCTATTGAAACCTGCGGGTGAATACCAGCTGTCCTGAATTAAATCAGTTCTAGCCGCTAGACCTGCAAGGTCTCCGTTTAGTGGAACAAATCTATACACATCATTATATCTATCGTACATATACTTATAACCACTATCAAATACAACATATGAAGATGAGGTTATACCTGCAAAGAAACCTAACACGTTTGTTAATTGACTGTTTGAGTCTGTAATATTAACAACATCTGATCTTTCAGGTGATACAAATACAACTGCGTCTTTTCTATTTTCAGCGATTGTAATTAAATTTTCAACGTGAACAGAGGTACCTGAACCTGCTATGATTAGTCCTATGTCAACAGTTTCGCTGTCTTCAAACTTTTCATATGCAGTTTTCTTTTGTCCTACTGAAACAGTCGAACCATCAGAACCGCCTGATAGAGACTCACTTGTTGGTGCAGCAACTGCTGTAAATGTTGTGCCAGTTGCATTATTGCCCCAGTTTGTACCACTTGTATTATGGTCCATCCAATAGATGAATTTTGACTTATTGTATAATACATCTACATAGAAGTTTGTGTCTCCCTGTGGTGTCTTTGCGTCAGCTGCTTTTGATAATTTAGAAAATGATTCTAATACAGTATTAGGTACACCTGATATACCACCGTCTTCGTCAATAACGATTACGTGTATCTCATCATTTGAACCTGAACGGTCTGATGCATAAGGTGATGTTCCTGGGCTACCAGTCACTTGGTCATAAAATCTCCAACGTCTTTTTACGTTGGCACCATTTGTTACTGATTGTTCTAATCCACCGGCACCAGTTTCTTTCTTTACGATTGTAACTGTATTTGAGCCTGTGTTATTTGCAGTAACTCTAAATCGTTGTCCGTTAAAGTCTGTACCTGCAGCAGTGTCAGAAAACTCTAGTATGTCTCCGACGTTTACGTTTGCGGAACTTGTCAAAACAATTGTAGTATCTCCGGCAGCAGTTGAAGCATCGTTTACGGTTGTTACCGTTTCTTCAAATGCTTGTGCTGATGGACAGGTAGAAACAAGTAGATTGTTACCGTGTGCCCCAGCAGTTCTTGCAGCAAATGTTCCGACAGATGCTTGACCAGTAGAAAAATTGTCTTGGTAGTCCTGAGTATTTTTAATTATAATTGAACTACCGCTAGAGTTAGCGTTAGTTACACCTGTATTTTGTGCTCGTACAACTCTTAGTGTATTAGAATACTGTAGAAAGTTTGCCGCGCAGAAAAAATCCTCAAAGTTTGTTGAGTTAGGTTTTCCAAACGTTTCTACTAATTCTGCTTCACTTGATATCGTTACTATTTCATCAAGCGGACCCTGTAAAAATTGAGCAGCTATCGCACCAACACTTGTTGATACCGCTGGTATAATTCTTGTAAGGTCTCTCTCCTGTACGAGAACACCTGGTGATACTTGAAATGCCATTACGTTCTCCTTTTAAAATTAGCTAATTTATACATATTATTGTTTCACAAGTCGTATTATTCATACGCCCATAGTCAAAAATACTTTCATTTTGTACTATTTATAAAATGCGTATTTTGTACACATTAAGACTCACCCTTTCGTACAACCGGATTCCACACCTGTCCAAACTCGTCTTTAAACGGTTTATCTTCTTCTTTTGTAATACCGTCATCTATAAAACCAAAGGGTGCCATATCCTGTTCTATAATATTTGATTGTTCTTCATATAGTTTTGAACGTACATCAGAATTACTTAATTCTTTAAAATACGTTTGATTTGACAACCAACCAAATATAATAAGACACGCCATTAAGTCGTCATTACAACCCTCTTCTGCCTTCCAAGAATTATGTTGACGAGAAAAGGTTGACATTTCTTCTATAATGTTAAAATCGTTAATGACTAACTTATCACTCTCTACAAGTGTCTTTAAATTTGAACAACCAATCTTTTTAATTTGTTTTGTCATACGTACACCCATCTGACTACCACGACCACTAAAACCTGTACCCAATACTTGACCCGCTCTTCCTCTTTGTGTGGTCATTAAAAGATTATCATATTCTAAATCGTATTGAAGAGCATCCGCAATCTGGCCGCCAATATCGTT